CCTGTCTTTCCAAGGTGTCACCCTATATTATTTATTCAGGCGCCAAAGGACGCCACTAGGGTACCCAAGATGGGTTAGTTCCGGTTCCAAACGGACCGGGCTAAAGTGTAGATCGATACTTTCGCGTAACCACTGCTTCCCCTGACAATGTCAGGATCCGTAGGATCACGTTCCCCGGAACGTGTGTATACACTATAACAGGGATATACCCAGTCACCGGCGTAGCGTTTCTTCAGACGCTTAGGCCTAAGTGAATAGGTATCGAAGAACCCACCTTCCCAACCTCTCCTGCGGTACTTTCTACCAAGCCTGACGTCGTACGAGCCGATCATATGACCGTCTCCGTATCCGTCCGGGCCGAATAGGCGTATCTCAGGATTAGTCCAAGTGCGAATCAAATTAGCGAGTTCAATCTCGCCGTTCCTCATCGCATAATTGTGGAAGGTATACAGGGTTCGATCACTCATAGCATCTTTTGCGTAGAATGGTCGTACCGAATTGCCAGCAAACCAATCAGCACCGCATGATTCTCTAAAGCGCCCCGTCGAATAGCTTTTCTCGTTATTAACGATAAAGCCTAATTCGGTTAAAGCGCTAGCAAAGAACGTGTATGCTTGGGAATCGATAAGAACATCGTCCCCAAACACGCTGATTTCGGGCTCCAGATCAAGCAGCTCGACGCAGGCCTTCGCGATCGAATAGAAGAGGAGACTCTCCAACTCAAAAGTGAATCCATTGCCCATGCTACTAAATTTGTGAAGCTCGCGGGGGCCGTTAGGTGTCCCAACTTCACCGGTCGTCCAGCTTAGGAGGAACTCAAACCACTCTTTTGGAAGTAGCTTGCTAACAACAGACGTCGCCACAGTGTCTGACGCAGAGGACATATCGACAGTTGCAAAACTGCCGCTTATGGAGCCTATCCGCGCCAACTCTTGGTTTCGACTTTGGTCTGTCAGGTCTACCCCGACGCAGCGGCGCATACGTTCCTTAATGTAAGTTCCGATCCCTTTTTGGCAGAAGCCATTGAGGGTAGGTTCCACCACTATAGGGCGCATGCTCCGGGCATCCTTTGGCACGTAAGTCAGCTTACCCGCGTGAACCTCCACACCTAGGTCAACAGGTTTACAGTAGTCCCATTCACTTTCGTGAATAGGGACGGAACCGTTTGCCTTCAACCCTGCATGATGCAGTGTCCAATAGGGGACCTCTACTAGAAGGTCTCCCACAACGGGATAGCTCTCTCGACTACACGATAGACTGGCCGCTAGCTTCGCACGAGGCGACGCCAACGACCCTTTTACGCTCGTAGTAGCCCCAGGCCCAAAGGAGAATCGCAACTTATCGAACTCCGGAATCCTACCTAGAATACGCTTTATAATCCCACGGGCCGTATGTACGACCCGCCAGGTATCAGCACTTAGCTGATTAGCGTCTAGGCGAAGGTTGGTGGTCCGACAGTGGTCCTCCATCTTCCAAAACTTGTCCTCTGCGACTTTTCTCGTGTCTATACCCAAGTTCATCCACCCTTGTTTCGAAAACAAAGCATGGACTTGCCGGGCTAGTACACAATCCCGTACAGTAATATCGGATAGGTAGTCAAACTGGTAGTTAACCAGCTCAACAAACCGCTCCTCCTGTACAAGCAGATTGAGGTCCTTTGTTAAGGGACCGCCAAGCTCAGATAGTAGGCTAGAAACTTCCTTCAGAAAACGGATGTTCTCCGAAGGTTCTCGGTCATCGATCCAGTTGGCCATTATAGCCTCCTTAGTAACCTAAGTATGATTACATTTGAACCGGGGCCTCTATTGCACTTAGTTGGGCAATTCGAGGTTGATGTGGGCCAGCGTAATGGGCAGCGAGGAATTCTTCCAAGCGTCTGCCGCTGCTGTTTGGGCGAGAATGCCCGTGGCCGTGGTGCTAGATGCACCCTGGACACAACCCACACTCATCTTCACCAGATTGGCACGATCCGCAGTTGTGCTGCGAGCATCAACAAACGTTGTGAAAAACGCTGTGTTGACGTAAGCAACTTTTGGCGGAGCCACATATCCTGCTGAAGTCCCAGAAGCACCGAGGGTCTCCATGACGGGCTGTTCGAGCTTCGTGGTAACCTTGTATTGACCACTCTTTACCTTTTCCTGAGATACGTACAAACGCATCTGCCCCTCGAGGGGGACGCCCGCAATACGCGTGCGCCAGTAAGGTATAGGAGTGTCGGTGACCGGATAGAATGTATACTCGACAACAGTGCCGGTAGTGTCATCCTTCACCAAAAGGTTTGTCATTGCAGCCATTTGCTGTCTTCCTTCTTGAGTTTTCCTCAGGCGAAATTGCCAAAGGAGTGAAAGCCTTATTTGAAACGTTGGTGGGCAAGAGCTATAGCATTGGCGATACGCTTCGGAGAGAAGGCATCGCGCACGCTAAAGGACGGAAACGGAACAGTAGGCGGGGTCGAACCAACTGACCTATTCGAATAATACGCAGAGCGCGTATACATCGGATGGACAACTAGCTGATCGTACCTATGCCCGTTGTTATTATGACCGTACAAACAAATTGGGTACGGCCCAATCCATCCCCATTCAATAGCTCCATCCACTACTATAGAATCCGTGGTCAGCCACCGCGCGTTTAAATGCGGTATCTGATTAAGGTTAGATAGATACGTACCAATAGGCACGAACCAATCAACCACGAAGCTATAGGGAATATTCTCCCACAAAATCGACGCCGGGTCGTAGAGACCCAGTGATCGAGAAGCATCCGGCTCCTCAACCATTTCACATGTAATTCGCCTATCACGAGTGATAGGCTGTCCACACGTTTCTGTCGGTGAATTGCTATAGTTGGTCAGTGATTCAGCTCTGCAACCAGATCGAAAGACCTTGTAGCATTGCTCCGCTCCGGCGATGTTCTCAAAGGCCTTCCAGGCCTCGTGAACATCACTTAAGAGTGGCTGCCAACCATATTGGAGTTCAAGCCAACGTCCCGAGATATCCTTGGCGGTAAGCCTACTTTCTCTCGGAGGAGATCCAAGCTGTTGAGCTGCGCCTCGAAAGTCGCCTCTCTTCAGCAGAATAATAGATCTCCCCAGCTTGCCAAGGTTGCTTACAGTCATATCCACAGCCAATTTGGACTGCGATATGTTCACCCCTAGATTAAAGGAGTGACCCTTGATTTTGTCAAGGAGGCTCGCAAGAGCCTTATTCTGTTTAGCAGCACTTATATTAGGTGCATCGGCGTAGTCCCTATAAGCAGTAGTGGTAGAAGGACGAGTGTCCGTACCGCCACCTGGTTTAGAACAACGCCATTGAATGCACGGTTGAAGTACCGCATGAGTCTCGGCTTCTACTTGGTAGGCATTCCAGGCTAACCTTTTCGGGTTGAGACTGGCATACTTTCCGTTCGCGCCGCTCCAGGTTTTGAATCTCCAATTGGCGCTTCCGCCGCATGAAGGGTATACAACCCCTGCTGGCCCATACGACCCGGTCGTCATAACGAGTAAGGCAAAATTGCCCGGTGCAGTTGACCCTTCCCTTTCGGTACTAGGACCAGTCGCCCCTTCAACGTCAGCGTGCCCGCCATTCCTCGGAGACCCCTCAAGAAATTCAATCGAACTGTTATCTCCCATGCTTTCGCAGCATGAGGTACTGGCAGTGGGACTGGCTTGAGGATGTGTCTCGTTGGGGCTGGCGTTTTAGCACGCATCTGTTGAAAACTCCCATGATAGGGACCTTAGAAATAAGGCCACCTGCTTGCTAAGGCAAGTGTTAAGGACCGTACGTATG